ATTGAAGTTGGTACTCCTGAGTACAAAAAATCTGTCAAAGAATATCAAGATAGATTTCTTGAAGATTTATATAAAGTTACAGACGACTTAAAGAAGTTTGAAAGATTTAAAGGTCAGTTACCTCAAGAAAGTAGAGATATTGCTAAATTAACTCCTGATTTATTATTTGGTTTAGTTAAGGACTTTAAATTAGAAAAAACTAAAGGAACTAAACAAGAAAAAGAAGAAGCTAAGTCATCATATCAATACCCTGGGTCAACTGTTGAATTTAAAGGGCCGAACTGGACTGTTGTTAAAATAGAAGATACTAGTGAATTAGGTAAGAATGCGGCTTGTTTCTTTGGTGGTTATCACGAACATGATAAAGGTGAATCAAGATGGTGTACGTCTTCCCCTGGATTAAATTATTTTGACTCACACATTAAACAAGGGCCTTTATATGTTATTTTACCTAACAATGCTGACAAGGTTGGTCAAAAAACAGGATTACCTCAAGAAAGATATCAGTGGCATTTCCAATCTAATCAATATATGGATAGAGATGATAGACCTGTTAATATTATTGATATGTTAAACGGAAAATTAACAGAACTTAAAGAATTTTTTAAACCTGTATTTGCTAAGGGTTTAACTATGAGAAATGAAAAAAAGCTTGTAATGGAGAATGATAACTCGTCAGCCGCTGGTAAGTTCATTCAATTATACGGATATAAAGAATTATTTGATAACTTACCCGACGACATGACGCAGATAATAATTAATAATAAGAAAAATGACGTTGCTTTTGATGTTCCTGAAAGTATTGGAAGATTTGATGAGTTAAGAACACTTTTATTAGGTGGTATGGTTAAATCAGTTCCTGATAGTATTTGTAATTTGAAAAATTTACTTATGTTGTCTTTTCCAAACAACCCTCAATTAACAAGTATTCCTGTTTGTATTAAAGATTTACCTATGTTAGGTTTCTTAAATTTAAATGGTAGTAACGTTAAAATCCCTAAAGAACTTGAGGACATTTTAGAAGAGGACCCGGATGACAAAGGAAAAGGTTTTTATTTTGTAGTTTAATAAATTATTTATATTTTTGTTTCCTAATCTTATTGACTATGAAAAATGTGGATGTGGAAATTTACTTAAATCAGTTAATAGGGTTTTTTGAAAAGAACCCCAACGATTTGATTGACCTAATTGGGGTACTTAAGAAAAATACTTTTTACGAAAGAGTTAAAGAAAAAGTTTACGAAAATCTTGATAATGGTTTGGAACTTATCCTTACACAGCAACAACTTATTGATATTGTTGTTGGTATGTACGATGAGACAAACAAAACTGTCAAACCGTTAGAAATAAAAACACCTGTTATCAAAACAAATTACGGAATTATTTGGCTTAACTAAAAAACTGTTGTATATTTGTAGTCATAAATAAACAAACACTATGAACCTACAAGATTTAAAAACAACAGTCCCAGCACTTTTCCAAACAGAAAAACTTTCAAAATTGTCTGACCGTTACACCATGGTTCCTACCATTGATGTGGTAGACAAATTCATCCAAAACGGATGGCAAGTGAGCGGAGCAAAACAAGTGGGTAAGGGCTCATTTGGTAAACACCAAGTCCGTCTTCGTAACGCAGAACTTCCACAAGTAGGTGACTCGTTATTAGAGGCGGTAATCACCAATTCACACAACGGAACTTCAACTCTCCAAGTAGGCGCTGGTTTATTCCGACTTGTATGTAGCAATGGTTTAACTGTCCCTGTATCAACCTTCGGTGACATGAAACAAACTCACTTGAACTTGAGTATGAGTGATGTTGAATTGATTACAGAACAATTCGTAATCAACACACCTAAAATCCAAAAGTCAGTAACCCGTATGATGGAAGTTACTATGGATACTGAAAGAAAGATTGACTTCGTATCTAAGGCGGTTGGTATCCGTTGGAAGAACACCGAGGATATTTCAACTCTAACTTTGGAGACAATCATTGACCCACTTCGTGATGGCGATAGTGATGACAACCTTTGGACCACCTTCAACGTAGTACAAGAGAAGTTAATCCGTGGAGGGTTTATCAAACAACAAGGACGTAACACTCGTTCAGTAAAGGGTATCCAATCCTTAAACATGGATAACATGATTAACACAAAACTTTGGGAACTAGCTGAAACATTTTGTTAATGGACAACCTATTCAAACTTATCAACGAAAAACATTATGTCGGCCACTATCTCCCCTACAATTCGGTGGGGGAGATTGCTGATAGCATTCTTGTGGAACCATTTGGTTTGAAAGATAAATATCACGTAAGAGAGTCCTTTGATGGTAAACACCATGTTTTTACTTTTGATAAATCAGTTAATAACGATAAAGAGGAGTTTGAAAAAAACTATGGTAATCCTCTTTGTGATGTAACTGTGCAAAGAAGTACTTTTGTTGTTGAGGAGAATGAAGATAAGATTTGTTTAAAAGTATTCTATTGTGGGAAACACAGAAAGGCTGGGGAAGTATTTTTTCGTAAAAGTACCAAACTAAACTACATTACGTTTAATAAGAAAACCAATATTTTTACGGTTGGTAAAAACACTGAATACCATAAGAAAAGAGGTAAGGGTAAGGGTAGTGTTATTAGACGAAACTCATTTCCGATATCGTTAACTACAGATGGTTATCATTCATTTATGAATGGGTTAGACGACTCTAAAACATATAATTTGGAAATTACCGAAGGTATTAATGTATTTTTATCTAAAATCGGGGCTGAAAAAATTATAAACTACGTTAGTTTACCAATGTCTTTATTTGGATGTTTGTTGGACAAACAAGGTGTTAAGAAACCTGATAATTGGAGAGGGTATTACAATGTATATCCAAAACCAACTAAAAAGGACTATAAAAAATACGGATTTAAGATGGTTGATGCTTATATGAAATTAAACGATGTAAGTTCAGAGAAAATTAAAAAAGTATTACATAAAGTCCAAAATCCTTGTTTCAAAAGTATTAAAATGTTGATGGATGTCTTTGGGAGAGATTTTATTTTACAAAGACCTGAAGAAGAATTGTGTATTATTTTTAATACTAAAATTGACGAATCACCATTTCAACCTGTAAGACATTACTTTGAAAATTTCGGTAAAAGGGATATGAGTAATTGTTATCAGATTTACTTATTATCTAAAACAGACCATAATTTATCTACTCATACTTTTTATGACCACGTAAGATTTTTTGATATCATTTCAAAAAACGAGCCGGTTAAATGGATGTCTAAAACTTTGAAGGAATTTAATGCTGAACATACTATTTGGTCATACAAAGTTGACTTCTATACTACAGGAAGATACTCAAGACAATACTCCAGTGAATTTGTGGAACGAGTATCAAAACCAATCATAACAAGTGATAAAATTACATTTAACCCTATTGTATTACAAAGTAGTGAAGAATATGTTGATGAGTCAGTACACCAGTCTAATTGTGTAAGAACTTATCAAAATAGACCTTCATCATTAATTATATCACTTCGTAAAGAAGATGGGGAGAGAGCGTCAATTGAATACAGACCATCAATTGGTAAGTTTGGTATGAATGATAACCAACCAGTTATATTCAAACGAGTTCAGACACTTGGAAGATTTAATGGTCAATTAGATGACACTTGGGATGATGCAATTTTTATATTAGATGTTAGATTAAAAAGTATTACTAAAGAAGTGTGGGGTAATCCTCTTGCTGAGTTTGTTACTGGTGGTGGAAGAAAAGAGTATAACTTTGTTTTTGATAAAGACGGACAACTTAACTGGGAACATTTAACAAATTCAATTGACATCGGGGACGATTTACCTTACATTGACTTTGAATGGTAAACGAAAAAAAGATATTTTTATTTGAGGATAGATTGTTGGATAAAGAAGGTCTTTTATCAATTCTTCAGTTATCTGATGGACACAATCTTTCACCTAATGATTTTTTGAAAAGAGATAACATAGAAAAAGTTTTTATCAACTCAATCATGTATAGTGATGGGGAGGTTTACTCCGACTTAATATGTAAACTAACCAACGGTAGTTTCATTTATCTATCAAAAGAAGACGGTGTTGAGTACAAAGTAAAATTATATTATAATGCTGACAAGTTGAGTGAGGTTAAGTTCTTTTTAGCTCAACTTTTGAAACAAAAAAAGGAAAGTAAAAATATTTAAAAGTATGGAACAATTAACAAGTAGTCAGATACAAGAAAAGATTAACAACGGGGAAGATTTTATATTAAAGATGTTTACCAGATGGTGTGGTCCCTGCCGCCAATTAACTGAAGAACTAAAGAAAATCACAACTGATGTGTCAATCTATGAGTTTGATGTTGAGAGTGATGTCAATTTCTCAAAGAGTTTGGGTGTTAGAAATGTACCAGTTTTAAAATTCTATAAAGAAGGCGTTGATACTCATACAATGGTTGGTTTAAAACCTGCTCAAACAGTATCATCACTAATCCTTGAACACATTAATAACTAATGGCAAATTTATTGGTTACATACACAATGAAAGGATGTCATTGGTGTACAGAGTTCAAAAAACAACTTAAAGAAAACAAGATTAAGTTTAAGGAACGAGACATTGAAAAATACGAAGAGGAATATAACCTTTTTGTTGAAGTGACGGGTAATGATTTTGTTCCGGCATTTATGATTGTTGATACTGAAACAGAAGACGCTAAGTTATTTGCTCCTGACAGAGATTTCCAAGATATCAACGAAGCGGTTGGAATTATCAAAAATATTCTGTAGTTTTGTTCCATGAAGGAACTAACATTTAAAAAGAAAGGGATAGTTCATACCCCTTTGACATTTTGGCAAGTTGATTCAACATCAAAGATTGCTATCTACCAAGGTGGTAGAGGTGCTCGTCCTGATTTGGATTTCATAGTTAAACATAAGGAAGAAGGTAAGAGATTACGAACACCGTCACATACCCATTGGATTGTTGATTTAATTGCGAAGAAACAATGTGCTCCGAATGTTATTAAAGGGTTTATTGATGACCTGATAAAAATCTATGATGAAACCGAACCATTTAATTGTGAGACATCAAGAGATACCTACCAGTTAAAGTATGTTAATAAACTCACATCAAAGTATCTTGACTTACAAGGATGTGGTTATTATTCTGTTGAAGTTTTAATTTCTTTTGTTGAGTTGTTTTCCAAGTGTGAAAAACAAACACCAGGAGCGTTCATGTTTAGAAACCTATTGGTGATGGTTAAGGGATATATTGACGGTGATAGGGACTTCTACCAAATCGTAGGTTACTCTAAACGTGTTTAAATAACGTTCAGGAACAATTTAGACGGTAGTTGGTAGTCATCTGATACCTTACCCTCAAAGTTGTCGTTTAATATCGACAGGAGAAGTTCTGAGCTATAGTAACTATCTGATTTTACTTTGGTGAACTTCAGGTTACCTTCATTACTTTCAAATTCCAATTTAATGTTTCTGAACTTAAAGTACGGTTGTGATTTCTCCGAGATTTTATAAAGGTAAGAATAAAGATTACCTAAATAGTTTTTAGAATATCCGTGAGGGAATGTTGATTGTATTGTTATTGATGATAGATTGTTTGTTGTGAAAGTTTCAGGATATTCAAAGATGAATTTGGTATCTTCAAAGTTTGTGTCTTTGGTGTCGTAATCTATGATGTCTAACGTTTTAAGATTAAGTCCTGTTAGGTCTGAATAGTTATCTTTGTGTTCTTCTATGAACTTATCTGTAAGGTTGTTAAGGACAAGTACGTTTGGGTTCTTGGTATAACCTTTGATGATGAATAAACTATTACAATCAACGACGGATAGTTTAGTTTTGTAAATGTTATTTTCACTTACTTCTTGACACAAGAAATTTGCAAACTTATTAACAAATTCTTGATTTAAAATACAACTCTCTTTTTCCATGTTCAATTTTAAAACTAAAATTTTAAAGGTTAAAGTGTAAACTATTTTTTATCTTATTAGAAATAACTATTAAACTCAATATTAAGACATTTTTGAACGTCGCCGAAATCGGGGTAGTCAGGAACTCTACCTGAACTCAACCAATTTAAATCACCATTTTCAAATAAACTTTTAAGTAGGTTGATATAACCTCCGTAATAATTTAAATTTTCATATGGGTTATTTACGTTACTTTCAAACCAAAGTTTAATATTATAATGTGCAGTTTTTGTAACTTCATATCTTACGCCATATCTTTCTGTTGATGTACTTTTATTGTAATCGTATTTTTTGTATTTATAATCTTCAGCTTTTTTATTATCAATAACCTCACCGACTAATTGTTCAATAATTGAGTCATACAATTCGTTAACGTAAACCGACCCATAACAATATGAGTATAGTGAATATAATTCACTTGTGATATCTAATCCTGAGTTCATTATGAAGTATTCAACACAACTTTCATCTTGTAAAAGTTTAGTGATTATCTCTTCATTTAATTTTAAATTTGATTCATCACCTTGTTCTTTTGCTAAATTTTCTATTAATTCAGGAGTTTTATAACTGATAGATAAAGTACCAATTTTAAGTAACTCTTCTTTGATATACTCTCTAATTTGTTCTTGATATTTTGGTTCTAGTTCTTCATAAACATCTTTGAACTCATCACTTGTTACATCATCATAAAAATTACCTTCATAATCTCCATTTAATATTTCGGCAATTCTATCTTCACTAATATCGTTTCTACCACTACTGAAGAATTGTGCCAGTTCACCGGAATCTTGTAAATCAACATAATATTTCCCATCAATTTCAGTTATATCTGAAAATTCCATTTCCATCATTTTATAGATGTAATTTGGGTCTTTTTGTATTAATTGATAAATTATTTTATTTTGATAATCCGACCAGTCATTATTAAAAGGGTCAATGTAATGTGATAAATCATTTTTAACTATTAAGTTAAAAAATTTATCAAAACCACCCATGGCGTTTTCAATATCCTCTTCAGTAACATCTCCGTTTTGGAATAGAGTAATAAGTTTTACTAACTTATTTTGAAGATTTGTTAGTACGGGTTTTTCCTCTTCTTCGTTTAATTTTTTAAAAATTTTAAATTCCATAATTATAAATATAAAAAAAGGGGAAAAATTCCCCTTTTAGTTTTCTTATGTTGCGGGAAAGATTATTTTCCACATCCGCAACCACCACCGTTGTTGTTTTTCATCGTTTTTAATTTATTAGAGGTTTATTACTTTTTCTTGTTTTTGTTGTAGTACTTATCAATAGTACTCTGAACTGCGTTTTTAATACTCTCAGTTCTTAACTTTTTCACCTGCTCAGGTGAAGCACTTTGTTTTTTACATCCACATCCCATATTGTTGGTATTTTATTATAAATATTTACCACATGTGATTTAATAGTAAATAATATAGTTATTTTAATATTTATTAATATAATTTTTATCATGAGAGTTAATATAGATATATCACAAATACAAAAGGTTGTTCAAATGTTGGTTGAGGAAGAAGGTCAAGAGAGTGTTGTTATAACACCTGAACAATATATTGATTTATTAAAGTTTACTAATTATAACGGTAGATTGGTTCAAAATATGAAACAATTCAGAGGTAAACGAATTGTTATTGATGGTGATTTAAGTTTGAGAGGTACGGATGCTAATAACATCACAAATATCACAGTTAATGGTAGTTTAGACCTAACATACACCAAAATTAACTCTATTGAGGGGATTGAAACCAAATATATTTCAACATATGGTACACCATATGAACAAATTCAAATCAAAAAACAAAGACAGATTGAATTTGAAAAACAAAACGTTTTACGACAAGATGATGAATGGAATTTAGAAACTGCAAATAATGATATTGCAATTTTAGCAAATGTTTTATTTGAATTTTTAACTTCATCTTCTGGTGATTATGAGGCTAAAGAGCCTAATCATGATGCAAGGTTACAGGAACTCTATACTGCGAAGGAAAGGATGGAGGAAATTGAGAAAGAAACAGAAGATAATGAAAATTTGATGGATTTAGAGGCTGTTGAAGAAGAAATTGAAGAACTTGAAAAAAGAATTGACTTATATAATTTGGTTTATGATTACAAATATTATAGTATGAGAACTTTTTATGTGTTAACTGACGAATTAGAAGAATCAAAAGAAAGATGGGCGGTTGGTGATAATTACGACACCCACATGTCGGCATATGAAAAAATTGATGAATTGATTGATGATATCGGAATAAAAGGTTTTAATTCAAGTTTTGTTGAAGATTATATTGATATTGAAGAACTTAAGGAAACTTTCAGAGACGATGAAGAACATAATGTCAGAGAAAACCTTGAAGATTATTTTGACGAGGAAGATTTTGAATATTCCGACCCGGCAGTTCAAAAAAGAATTGATGAAATTGAATTATTTTTGGAAGATTCTGAAATAGACCAAGAAAAAGAGGATGAATTAAATGAAGAACTTGATGAGTTAAGAGATAGTGATAAAACTGTCCCTGAAAATTTAATTGAGGAAAAGGTTGAAGATTTAATTAATGATTTGGTTGATGACCCTGCGAACGTAATTGAAGAATATGGTTTGAATATTGAAAACTTTATAGATATAAAAGGATTTAAAGAAGGGTTAATTCAAACTGACGGTATTGGTCACACACTGAACTCTTACGATGGTGATTACGATACTATTGAATTTAATGATGAAACATATTACATTTTACAAACACAAGGGTAAAATGGAAACAAAACCAAAAAGAAGAAAATCAAAAAAAGACAATCATTTTAAGTTATCAACAGATTGGTTGTTAACAGAACCAGTTGACTACGAACATAAGTATTATATGTTGATGGACTTCTTAAATTTCTGTGACGATAAGATTGAAAAGTTTGAGTTGTATCCGTTATTCAGTGAAATGTCGTTACACTTAGCAAATCTACAAACGATATCTTCAGAGTTCAAATACATCATGGTTAACAAAAAATTTGAAGTAATTGATGATGAAATACTAATCAATGAACTTAAATTTACACCAATCCCAAAGTTAGGTGACGATGAGTTAGAGGAACTAAATAAGGTTCTAAAATATGCCGGACCGAAGTTTTTTGAATATTTTAATGTTATCAAAGCTCTTTGGACATTAACATACGACTCAGTTTCAATCAAACATACCAACGAGAATAAATATCAAAGTTTAGAAACAGGATACTTCTTTACACTTAAGGGGAACAACAAAAAGATTTGGAAGTATACAACTGGTGGTATTGATACGGTTAAACACGACAGTAAATTTGTTGCTCAATTATTATTTGATGGTGAAAGTAAAAAGGTTATTAAAACTATATTAAATGATTTAAGTCAAGATATCAGTTTACCTATCTTTGAATTAATGTCATCCAACGACCTACCATTTGAGAATACACTCCTACCAATCTTTAAAAGAAAGGTATTAAGTTACATAGTACAGAAAAAAACAATTGTTAATCTAAAAAAAAATTAATACTTTTGTAATATGGGATTCAACAAAAAGATTGTAGGTGATTTACAAATACATGAAATAGAAATGAACCCCGAAAATATTAAGTATTATCTTAAAGCTGATGCTATATTATTTTCATCTAAAGAAATTGAAATTAAATTTAAAGAATATGAGAAACAATATAGACCCCAATGAAGTTCTGTTAAGAAAACTTGAAAAACCAGTTCATATTAATTACATTTGTGATTATATCCTACGAGTTGGAATTGACGAAACAAGAAAACGAATCGAAAAACTTGTAAGTGAGGGTATTCTTGAAGAAAGTAAATATGGAAAAGAATATTATGTCAGAACAAAAAGAAATGGTTAATCATCCCGACCATTATGGGGGTGCGTCAAATGTTTACGAAGCGATAAAAGTCATTGATGCTTGGGGTTTAGATAAAGATTTTTATTTGGGTAATGCTGTTAAATACTTATCACGTGCTGGTAAGAAAGAAAACGTGGTTCAGGACCTGAAGAAGGCTATATGGTATATTGAAAAAAAGATAGAAAAATTACAGAATGATTGAAAATTATATTAATAAAGTTATTACCGGAGATTGTATTGAGGTGATGAAAGATATGCCCGAAGGATGGGTGGATTTAATTGTAACATCCCCACCTTACAACTGTAATATCCCATATGATACACATATTGATAATACAAATATGGAAGATTACTGGATTTGGACTAAACATTGGTTAATTGAAGCGTTTAGACTATTAAAAGACGATGGTAGGGTAGCAATTAATATTCCCTATGAGGTTAATGTACAAGATAGAGGTGGTAGAGTTTTTTTTGTTTCTGAGTTTTATCAGATAATGAAACAAGTTGGTTTTAAGTTCTTTGGTGTTGTTGACCTTGAAGAGGACTCACCACATAGAAGTAAAACAACTGCGTGGGGTTCTTGGATGAGTCCGTCTTCGCCATATATTTATAACCCAAAAGAATGTGTTATCTTGGCGTACAAGAAAGTTCATATTAAGAAAGTAAAAGGTGAACCCCAATGGAAAGGAGTACCTTATCTAACTGAAGAAGGGAAGAATAAAGTTGCTTATTCTGAACAAGATAAGAAAGAGTTTATGGAATTGGTGTTTGGACAATGGAAGTATTTTGCTGACACCCGTACACTAACAAAGGCGACGTTCTCCATGGATATTCCCGAAAAGGCAATCAAGATATTGTCATACAGAAATGATGTGGTATTAGACCCCTTCAATGGCTCAGGGACCAGTTGTGTGGCGGCGGTTGTTCATGATAGAAGATGGATTGGTATTGAATTGAGTGAGAACTATTGTGAAATTGCTAAACGAAGAATACAAAGTTTTGTTGACCAAAAGAACCAACAGAAGTTACAATTTGAAAACGGAGTTCAGTAAACTCCGTTTTTTTATTTATTTGTATATTTATAATAAAATATTATGATGAAAAATTCAGAGATTATTAAATTTTTATTAGAGACACAAACTCAGTTTAGAGTATTACATTGGCAAACAAAATCATTTGCTAGACATAAAGCCTATGGTAAAATATATGACTCACTTGATGATTCAATTGATAAGTTTGTTGAAGTTTGTATGGGTAAACACGGAAGACCAACTTTTACAGGTGGTTACACTTTATTGGGTAGTGATATTGAAGAACTTGATTTAACTGAGTTTATTAATTCAGTATGTGAATACTTGGTTGGATTGTCTGAAGACTACGACCCAAAGATGGATTCCGATTTATTAAACATTAGAGACGAAATATTAGCACAAGTTAACAGATTGAAATACTTGTTAACTTTAAAATAGAGGTATATTACTTTTTTACTTTAAAAGGTTCATCATAATGATGAACTTTTTTTTTGTTACAATATTTATTATTAATGAAAAAGATAATTTCCGAAGGTGGTATTAGAAACATAAGAGAACTTTCTGATAGATACAAAAAAGCAAAGATATACTTTCACCAGGATTTAGATGGTGTTGCGACAGCATTGGCGATGAAGAAGTATTTGGAAGACAACGGAATCAAAGTTGTTGATGTTGAGATAATACAATACGGAGATAAGGAATTTGCAGTTAAGAAAGCGGATGCTGAAGGTGAGATAATGCCAGTTCTTGTTGATTTTGCTCACGGAAAACCAATGTTCGTAGTTCATACAGACCACCACGATAGACAAGCCGGAGCTGACGAAACTAAATCAACTCAGTTCAGAGGAGCTCGTTCTAATGTTGAAACTCTATCACAGATTGTTCCGGCATCAGAGATTTTTACACCGGAAGACGTAGCGACAATATCTATGGTAGATAGTGCTGATTACGCTTCCAAAAACATTACACCTGAAATGGTGATGAATTATGTGTATGGTACGTCAAAAGAAAAGAGTGCTAAAGAAAATAGAATGTTATTAGGTTTGGTTACTAACAAGTTATTGTTGGCGTTTAAAAACAAACCAGGGTTTTTAGAGACGTTGGTATTAAATTGTAAACCTTCAATCCTTTCAATCTTTAATAAGATTAAAGAACTAATGAAGACAAATAGATATGCTGACATATCTTCATTAGAAAAGAACAAAGAAGATTATGTTCAGACGATGAAAGGAAATCAAAATGTTCAGGTTAAAGATAATATCATCGTTCAGTATGGTGGTGGAAGTATGATGAGACCTGGGTCTTATGACAGATATACGCCATTTAGAAACAACCCTGAGGCTGACTTCCTTGTTATTGCTTGGCCACTTGGTTTATTACAGGCATCATGTAATCCATTTAAAAAAGAAAGAGAACTTAAAGGTGTTAACTTGGGTGAGATTGCTCAAGAGGTATTATCACATTGGGAAGGACAACTTAAAGAAAAACAAATACCACTTTCAACGATTAAATGGGTATCTGAAACTGCTGCAAAAGAAGAGTCAGTTGGATTTACCTTTAAGGATTTCGCAGCAATATACGGAGACAAATACTTGGATAAGAAAGATGGTGTTGAGACACTTATGGATATTAAATCTTTAATGGAAAAGAAATCAACTGAACTGACTGAAGAAGAATGGAGTGTGTTAGATGGTGTTTCAGTTCCTGTATGGGAAGTTATCCAAGCAAATTCAGGTGGACACAAGTGTATTACAAATATTTCAGGTTTGAATTACATCGGAAGAAGTAAAAGACCACCTCAGGGTAAACCTAAATACGATTCTGAAAAAGATGACTCACCTTACATCAAGTTTTTAAAGATGTTACAGAATAAATTTGTGAATGTTTTACAACAAAAGATTGAGGAAAGTAAGTAATTTATTTAAAGAACTCACAAACTTGTCCTTCTCTGATATCTAAATCTTCACAGGTACCACCTTCAAGTTCTAATACATACATTCCTTTACCGACAAACCTTTCACAAGGTTGAACCTCACATGGTTCACAGTAGTGGTGTATCTTATTAATTTTAAAATTCTTATCAATAAAGATAATGTCTAAAGGAATGATACAATTCATCATCCAAAAACTATGTGAACCATCACCCATGATGAACAACATACCGTCAAAATCGTCAAAAGTCTTGTTCATCATACCTTGACTGGTCTCAGAACTTTCAATTAATACTTTGACATTGAAACTATTTTTTTTTATTTTTAATAACATACTTATTAATAAATATTTCTATGAAAGAAAGTGCGGGAATTATTGTGAAAGTAAATGATAAATGTTTGGTTTGTAAGAGGGCTTCAGATGTTAATGAACCAGCAAAGTGGGCAATACCTATGGGTGGTATAGATGAGGGTGAAGACCCTAAAGATGCTGCTTATAGAGAGTTCTATGAGGAGATGGGTGTTTCAGTTGATGGCGTTATTAAACCTTTGTCTAGGATTAATCGTTATAATAAGTTAGGAAATATAAAAAGTATTTTACATGTTTTTATTTTTAAAACTGATACTGAAGTTATTCCTGATTTGGAAAATGCCGTAGATGGTTTTGAACACACTGAATGTGGTTATATGACTTTAGATGAGATTAAAGGACTTACTATGTCATCTGGTATTAAGGAAGTTTTAACTGATGTGTTAAACTTTTGATTTTTTTGATATATTTATTTGACACTACGGAATATTCGCCGTAAGTTTGTAAAAGATTTAACACTCATAGGGAATGAAAGATACTCGGTAGTTAAATCAAAAAAAAAGTTTACAAACTACTTGACAGAAAGAAAAA